AGTATAGACTACTGGCCTGATGATTGGACAGATGAAGACGAGTGAGGCGAGGTGCAATGAAGATAACGAAGAAGGTTGCGCCAGCGTTCGAAGACTTCCTGTTCAACTGGGACTATGAGCAGTACTTGTTATTGGGTGGTTATGGATCAGGCAAGAGCTATCACATAGCATTCAAGATCATCCTCAAAGTGATGGAGGAGACAAGAACGGCAATGGTCTGCAGGCAAGTGTACGATACAATCCAAGACAGTTGCTACGACTTGTTCAAAGAGATATTGGATGACATGGGCCTGCTGACTGAGGATGTAAGAGAGTACCGAAGAGACAGAAACAAAGTATTGGCATTGAAGAGCCCTTTGCGGTTCTTGTTTCACAACAGGAGCAAGATCATATTCAAGGGATTGGACAAGGTCGAAAAAGTAAAGTCAATCAACAATGTATCAATCGTGTGGCTTGAGGAGTGTTCCGAAATGTCATACAGTAGTTACAACGAATTGCTCGGTCGTATCAGAACGCCAAAGGTCAGCTTACACTTCATCCTCAGTTGTAATCCGGTAGGCAAAGAGAACTGGGTATACAGATACTTCTTTGTTCGGTTAGATGATGATGGTGATGAGCACGTAGTTGTTGATCCGGAGAAGTTCTATGAACGTGGATGCTTAGTGCATGATGGTATCTATTATCATCACAGCATTCCGGAAGACAATCCTTGGTTGCCAATAGCATACTTGAGACGTCTGGACAAGTTAAGAGAGTATGATCCACAGTTATGGCTTGTTGCAAGATGGGGCAAGTTTGGAGCAACAGGTACGAGAGTACTTCCTCAGATTGGACTTGCAGCTAATGCAGGGAAGTTCAAGCGAGAGGTTGAGGCACTTGGTCAGGACAATATGTACTTCGGTTTTGACTTTGGTTTTGAAGAGTCATTCAACGCAGTGGTATGTATGTCGGTTGATCAGAAGTTGGGTATCTTGTATATCTGGGACGAGATTTACATCAATCACGTTACTGACGATAAGATGGCCCAGTTAGAAGAGATGCAAGAGCTGAAAGACAGATTGCTTGCAATGCAGGCTGCAGGGCATAACAAGATGATAGTAGCAGATAATGAAGACCCAAAAGCAATCAGCTATTATCGTCAATGCGGTTATCCAATAAGGGCTTGCAGAAATAAGTTCCACGGCTCCAGATTAAGTAATACAAGGAAGATCAAACGATTCAAAAAGATCGTAGTAAGTCCACGGTGTAAGAACACATGGAGAGAGTTGCATGACCTTACATATAAAAAGGATGCTAAGGGAAATGCAGTGTACGATGAGTTCAATATTGACCCACATACATTCAGTGCTATCTGGTATGCACTGGATACTGTAACGGTTGCAGACCTGAAGGACAGAGAGTTCAACAGTCGCAATGGTTATGGAGTGTTAAGAGGTAGAAAGGCAGAGGCAAGATATGACTGAGTACAAAGTAGGCGATACAGTGTATATCAAAGCAACTGTTGTAGATGTGCCAAGGGTCATTCCTGATGGTGTAAAAACAAAGCTGTATGGATTAGCACTATTCAACAGCAATGACCCAACGGACAATGGAAGACGCATCTGGGCACATCCAAATGAAATAACGACACAGGAGGAATTGCAAAATGAAAAACATTGATTGGGCAAGAAAACTGACCAGCAGAAAGCTGTGGCTGAGTATTGCATCTTTTGTCAGCATGATGATCGTTGCAGCAGGAGGCACAGAAAATAAGGCAGCTCAGATTGCAGCACTGATCATGGCCGGTGCAACCGTTATCGGTTATGTAATTGGTGAAGGACTGGCAGACAATGCAAGTGCTGGTACGTCAGTTGATCAGGAGATTGAGTATGTCACAGACAAAGAGGAGGAGTGATGTACGATGCAGACTCTAAACGGGATAGACATATCGGTATGGCAAGAAAGGTAAAGGAGGCCGAAAGTAATGGGTAAGCAAGGAATTGACATCTCAAACTGGCAAGGCTCAGTTGACTTTAATAAAGTAAAAGCTGATGGCATTCAGTTCTGCATCTTTAGAGAAGGTTATAGACGAGCTATTGACAGCCGGTTCATTGAGTATGTTAAAGGAGCTAAAGCTGCAGGTATTCCTATTCTTGGTGTGTATCATTTCATTTATGTAGATGGTGCAACAATCGCTGAGAATGCAAATACTTGTATTGCTAATATGAAAGCTGCTGGTCTCGACCCAACTAATACTTGGATTTTTGCAGACCTTGAATATGATACATGGACTAAAGCTGGCGTTAAGGTTACCAAGGCATTGTGTACTCGGTATACAAAAGAGTTCCTTGATACTCTTAGGGCTGTTGGTTGTAAAAAGCTTGGTATCTATTCAAATCTGGATTACTATAAGAACTATTACGATTGGGCTCAGCTTTCTGAGTATCGTAAGAATCTTTGGCTGGCAGATTATACTGGCGGTCCTGATGTTGAGTGTGTAATTCAGCAGACAGGTAGTACAGGTAAGGTAAGCGGAATCAATGGCAATGTTGATATGGACACTCTCCATGAAGAGAGCATGCTTTCTAATGGTGGTGGAAAAGAGGGCACTAAAGTGGGAGTTACAGCTCAAGACGTATTGAACGTAATGCGCAGTTGGATTGGGTATGGCGAAGCAAATGGTAAGTACATTGAAATTTTGAATGTGTACAACAGTCATAAACCGTTGGCTCGTGGCTATGCTATTAAACCGAGTGATGAATGGTGCGATGCTACTGTATCAGCTGCCGCTATTAAAGCAGGAGCAGTTGATTTGATTGGTACTGAGGTTGGTGTTGAAAAGCACGTAGACATCTTTAAGAAGAAAGGTATTTGGATTGAAGATGGTTCAATTAAGCCTCAAGCAGGTGACATTATCGTGTTTAACTGGGACGATAGTTCTCAGCCGAATGACGGTTGGTCTGACCATATTGGTTATGTTGAGCAGGTAAGTGGAAATACAATCACTTGTATTGAAGGAAACATGAGTGAGAGGGTTGGGCGAAGAACTATCAATGTAGGATGGGGTTACATCAGAGGATTTGCTCGTCCTAAGTATACATCTGGTGGTGTTGCTCCTAAGCCTAATCCTGATAAGTCTATTAGTGAGGTAGCTCAGGAAGTTATTCAAGGTGCATGGGGTAATGGTGATGCCAGAAAGAATGCGTTAACTGCAGCTGGTTACGATTATGCCAAAGTTCAGGCTGAGGTGAATCGTATTCTTGGTGGTGGAAGTACTGCACCTAAGAAATCTGTAAATGAACTTGCAAAAGAAGTTATTGCCGGTAAGTGGGGTAATGGCGATGCTCGTAAGCAGGCACTTACAAATGCCGGTTATGACTATAGTGCAGTTCAGAAAGAAGTAAATCGCATTTTTGGTGGTGCAAATACAAAGTCTATTGATACACTGGCTCGTGAGGTTATCCAGGGAAAATGGGGTAACGGCAGTGAGCGTAAAGATAGGTTAACTAAAGCTGGTTACGATTATAATGCAGTTCAAGCTCGTGTAAATCAGCTACTGTAAGGAGGAAACGGAACATGGCACAAAGTGAAGAAGCCAAAGTTATTGAGGCAGCTAATTCAACTGAAGTCCTGACCGCTTTCAACCGTATCCCGTATGCGTTGCTGAATCAGGAGGTTGAAGGCAATACACAAGACGTGTTGGCTGAGATGACTGAGATATGCAAGTATTACAAGGTGTACAAAAAGGGAATGGATTTCACTGTTGAGGGAAGCAATGGCGATTATGTGCCGGCCACATTACGATACAAAATGGCTGCTTCACTGATCAACAAAGAAGCGCGTTTCTTATTTGCTGAAAGTCCGGATGTAACAGTTGATGCAAAGGGCGATGTTGGTCAGGTGTCCAAAGAGGCAAAGAATCAACTAACCAATTGGAATGATCTTTTGAAGTCGGTATTGGATGCAAACCTTTTTGAGAAGGCATTGCTTCAGGCTGCAAAGGATTGCTTCATCGGCAAGAGAGTTGCGGGCGTTGTAAACTTCAACGAAGAGGACGGAGTGACAATCACGTTCTTGCCTGCAACGCAGTTCTTGTTTGAAACAAGGATTGGCAACGACAACGTTCTCACAAAGTTTGTTTGTTTCATAGCGGTTAAGGATAGCACCACATTGAATGACAAGAGGGTATTCAAAAAGAAGTACACGCTTATCGATGGTGTAGTACATCTTGAAGAAAGAATGTACGATGGAGCAGGCAGAGAGGTAAGT